TCGAGAAAATGTCCTTGGCAAGTAAGCCATCCATTTAAGGAGTCTATGACTATGGCGATTACTTACAGTTTCAATGCGACTAATCCTGTGGTGGCTCCTGTTGCCACCAATAAGGCGATTCAAGTTGGCGATCTTGTAGCTCTATCTTCCGGTAGTGCGATCTCCGCTCTTGATTTTCCTTGGGATACCAACTTGGCAACCACTCAAACTGCGTTTGCAAGTGCTTTTTTAGGTGTATCTGGTCAATTAAAGAGAGAAGATATAGCTCTTGTGTACGGTAACTCAGTAGACAACCAAATTCGTGTTGATTGCTCTGGTATCTACGCTGGAACTTATACTGGTTCCGCTCTTATTGTTGGGGATTTCGTTGGCCCCACTTCCGTATCTAGCGTTCTTCAGCCACAATCTTTGGTTAAAGTTGCTTCCGCTGCTTTAGCTATTGGTCGAGTTGTTGAAGCACTTGCTACTACTGGTACTGTAAAATTCCAATTGTTGTCTAGTCAAAACCCTGTGGCCCGATAATCCACAACTTTTTAAGGAGATTAGTATGAAGAGTCTAGGTAAAAAGCTGAAGGAATTCGGCCAACAAAATGGTTTGGCTAAAACCAAAGCGTTCTTTTCTGAATCCATTTCCAAAGGCGATGTTTCGGTAAGCCGAATTTCGCTTCGTGGTCTTGCTGAAGGTATCATGGGAGATGATTGGGCTGAACAGCTTAATCGCTTCAATGGCCCTGATCGAACCTTTATGGAAGCAACCGAAGCAGTAGATGCTTCTAACTTTGCTGCCATCACAGGCCAGATTCTTATCACTACGGTTCAAGAAAAGTATAAGCTGGCATCATTCATTGGTGACCAACTTGTATCGACCATCCCTGCTGGTCAGAACCTTTCTACTGAGATCATTCCTTGGCTATCGGACATCAGTCCTTCGCCAGAAGTGGTTCAACCTGGTATGCCCTATCCACAGACTCAGTTCTCCGGTAACTATGTACGACTTCCAGCCATCGAAAAGGTGGGTAGAATTTGTGCAATTACCGCTGAAATGATTTACTCGGATAAGACTTCACAGGCTTTAGCATCTGCTGAATCTGTAGGTACTTATTGCGGTCTAGTTCGTGAAGAAAGAATTCTTAACACGGTACTCGGCCTCACAGGTAGCTATGTATACGGTACTGCTACTGGTTCTGAATCAACCTTGAATACCTATTCAACCACCGCACAGGCGGGGATGACTTTTGGTTTCATCAATAAGGTTGCTTCTTATGCGTTGAGCAATTTTGCTAGCATTAATACGCTAGAACAATTGTTCTACCAGATGAAAGACCCTAATACTGGTAAGCCAATCGACATCTTTGGCCCTGGTATGCAGATGCTTGTAATGCCTTTCCAGAAGTATACCGCTAGCCGTATTCTTAACCCTGCAACTACCACCAAAAATGGGCCTTTTGCCACTTCTGGTGATGTCGAGCAGTTGGAAAGTCCTAACCCACTAGATACTAACTATGGTCTTCTCACATCCGCTCATGCGAGAAACTTGTTGGTAACTAGCGGTGTTGCTGCTTCCACCGCAGACAAATATGTCTACCTTGGAAACTTCAAAAAGGCTTTTGTATGGCGAGAAGCCAAGCCAATGGAAGTTGTGCAAGCACCAGCTAACAACTGGGCCGAGTTCAACCAAGATATCGCTGTTGCGATCAAAGCTTCTTGGTGGGGTTCTGCTGGTGTTACTGATCCTCGCTATGTGGTTCAAGGTCTTCCCGCTTAGTCCTACCTAACCAAAGTTGGGGGCTAGCTCTTAGCCCCTAGCTTTCTTTTTAAGAGGTTATTATGCCAACTCCAGCCGAAAACCTCCTGACTATAAGAGATAACTACATAAACGCATTGGTGACTGATTCTGCCAGTCCGCAACCTTCTTATTCATGGGAAGGTGTTGCTGTTTCTAGGACAGAGTGGAGGCAGCAGACTTTGCAACATATTACCCAGGTAAATAAGTTGATGACTTATGTTAATCCTCAGACATTTAAAACACAATTTATGTAAGAGGTGTGTATGCCTACATTAGATCTATCTCAGGAATATCATGTATTTGATAATCCAGAGGTACTTATTTTAAAGAATGTAGACAATGCTACTGTTACAACAAGTTATGGATTCAGAAGGGCAATGACTTTAGCTTATACCGATCAAAGTGGTGTAGCTAAGATTGAAAATATTACAAGATTTCTAGTATGGAAGGCTAATCTTAGCGGGTTTAAGCCAATGGTTGATTGCGAGATAACTGATACTAGCTCGGTTAAGTATTATGTCAACAGCGTTGATAACTCTGGAAACAGAGAATACTACGGATTGGATTGCACCCAACAGAGTTAAATATGAATAACAAAATATATCGCAAGCCAAGGCCGATTATGGCAGCTAATCCAGCAGATCGTTACACTACGATTATGGATACATTGGCTGAAAAACTTGTTGCTTTAGCTTACACGGTATATAAGCGTAAAGGTGCGGTTATTAGAGAATCTGACACATTTCCATGCGTAGTAATAGCACCTTCAGAAGAAGGCGAAGAATTAGGTATAGAAACCTTTGGCGGGATATCGGAGTACATCTATTCCGTCAGGGTTTATTATGTTCAAGAGTATGCAAGGGATCTAGTGTATACCGATCTTGATGACAGGTATAAGATAAGAAAAGAAATATATCAGATAAGCCAGTTCACGGCTTCACTTAGCCCATCACGAATAAACATTAAAGGCATTCAACCATTTTCGGTCAATAGTAACCCGAATACAGTTTACAATGTTACTGGTTTTAAGGTATCATGTGGGTTCATGGAACAAGGTTTAGTTTAATTTAAGGAGTTAAACATGGCAGCAGTAGATAATATTTTTATCACAGGAAAAACAGCAAGACTTATTATTGAAAGAACTGATACAGCAGTTCCAATTGCAATCCCTTGTACATCAGTTACTATTGCAACCAAAATTGATACTCCAGAGGCAAGCAATTACAATTCATTAGGGTTTGTAGAACTTGTTGCTGGTATTCAAAGTGCAGAAATAACTGTAGAAGCAGTTTATGACAAAACTCAAATGCCTGTTATATTTGCCGGTATGAAAGCAGATGTTGTTTTCATTCCCGATGGTAGTAGAACTCCGTTTACTGCAATTCCTCCAACCGCTAATCAGGCAACATTAGATACAAATGAATATCTTGCGTATGAAGGAGATCCTTTAACATTTGTATTTAATAACTGTACGGTAACAAATGTTACTTACGATGTAGCTGTAAGAGATGTTCAAAAGTTTAAAGTTACATTAGTTCCTTCTTCCGCAGCGGGTGTTAATTTTGGCGATTTCGCTTTCTAAAAAAACAATATAGGAGAATTTAAAAATGGCTATTCTTTCTGGAAGACGAGCAACAGTAAATATTGGGGCTTTAACTGGAGTTCCAGCAACTAATGTTTCTGTTAACTCAAAAGCGGAAGTGATTGATACCACATCATTTCAAAATGAAGGCTTTGACTCCCATGTTATTGGTCTTTATTCCGCAGAAATAACCTTAGATCTTCTTGAAGTTTATAATGGTTATGGGTTAAAACAGGGTGATATTGGGTCTATAGTTATTTTTGATGGTGACGGTACTCCACCAGGCCAAGGAATAACCATAACGAAATGTATAATAACTGCTGTTAATTATACTTCAGATGTTAAAGATGCTCAAAAAATATCATTAACACTTGCAACTTATGGTGATTTTGATTTTGAGATTGGTGATTTGTAATTCTTGAAAGGAAGCATTCATGTCAGATACAGTTGGTAATTTGTTAAATTCCAGCGGTGAAGGGTCTTTGACCATTGAATACAATGGAAAAAAATACACCGCTGGACTCATTACACAAAAAGTTAAAGCTGAATTTGAAAAGAGGATGGAGAAGAAAGCTCTCGATTCTATTTTTTCAATGAAGGACAGGTTAGAACCTGTTGAATTCCGTGAAGCAATTTCTTCTGTAACAAGAGATATTGCGAGCGGGATTTATTCATTTGGTAGCGAGAACTCTATAGCATCGTTGTCTACTCCATCAGGAGCTTTGGCATTCGCATCTATATTGTTTTCTGCACCTGAGAATGAAATTCAAGATGTCATGCTTGTTGAGAATGATAGGTTTGAAGCCGTAATGGAGATAGTTCGGGATAAATCATTCCCAAACGGCAAGAAGGTGTAGGTGAGGGTTCTTTTAATCCAAAAGAACCAATACCTCCACCTAATTTAAAAACTTACTATGTGAATTTGATGGATAAGCCTTATCTCCTTCGGCCTTGGGAGATTGAGAAGTTGACCGATAGGCAGATAGTCGAACTTTATTATCGAAGAAGAGATGATAAAGGTGTTCCTGTTAATATTCCTGACAAAAAGCATGAATGGAATACAAGAAAGAAAATCGTTCCTATTGAAGATATGGTGTTGCAAAAATACCTTGATTTTATGAAAATGGGAGCATCATTAGGGGTTGGCGAATCTAAGATGAAAAGCTCTTGGATCAGGAAATTTGGAAGTTTACCACCAGGGATAAAATAATGGCAGATATTCCATTAAAATCAGATGACGAAATGACGAATGACCTGGTTGGTGCGGTAGAAAATATCGCCCAAAGCGTTAAGGCTGGATCGAGGGATTTCACCAAAAGCTTTACTGGCTTAACTACGGCAATCAAAAGATTGCAAACAACTCTTGTAAACGCAATTAAAGCGATAAAAATTCAAGTAGTAGCAAAGCCTGAGAAGGTTCAAAAGCCAGCAACTAAGGATAAGTCTACATCTACAAAAGAGGTTGTAAAAGAAAAAGAAACAAAGACTGAAGTAGCACCGGAGAAGAAGGCTAAGACTCCGAAGATAGAAGCAGCAAAAACAGATGTTCCAAAGCAACCTAAAGCACCCAAGGTTGTAGATCCAACAGTAGAAGCGGAAAAGCAAAAGGCAAAAAAGCAAAAACAAGAAGATGATGATGTTAGAAGTCAGAAGTTAAGGGATCAAGCAAAAATAATTGCTTTGCGTTTAGAAGAGGCATTAAAGCCAAAACCAGTCAAAGAAGCAAAGCCACCAAAAGAACCAAAGGCAGCAAAAGAACCTAAAAAAACAATTGACCCTCAAGAAAAAGAAAGAGTAGTTAAAGAAAAAGCCAGAGAAAAAGAAATACAAAAAAGGCAAGAGAAGGTTAAGCCAGTAAAGATTTCTTCTTTAATCGAAGGTATCAATCAAACTGGTAATGCTTGGTCTAAGATGATTTCTGGAATTAGAAAATCAATAGTAGATACAGAGAATATTAGAAAAGCAGAAGAAAACAAAGTTGCAAAAACTGGTAAAGAAGGAACTAAAGATTTTGTTGGGCCTCCTAAAAAGCTTTTTGATAAAAACGAGAGAAAAGCTTCTGATGCAGCAGAAAAAGAAAAAGATGATGAGTCAGAAAGAAGGGAAAATGCAGATCGAGAAGCTTCTAGTGCAGAAAAAGCATTAAGGACTTATTTTAGAAAACAAAAAGAAGGACAAGCAAACGAAGAAGCAAAAGCTGCAAATGATTTAGTTAAACAGCAAGAACAAGCTGCAAGAAATCTTGAACAGGCCAATCAGAAAACCCAAAAGGAATTAGATGGTTTGATTGGTGCTTTTCAAAGATTAACTCCGCTATTTAAAGGCCCATTAGTTAACTTTGGCTTGAAAATGATAGCTAAAGGCATTGGATACAAACAACCTAAAGCAATGTCTAAGGGTGGAGATGTATCTTATCTTGCTAGTGGTGGCCAAGCGATGAAGCCAAAGGGTACTGATACCCAACCATCGATGTTGACTCCAGGTGAGTTCGTTGTAAACAAAGATGCTTCCCAAGATCCAGAAAACAGAAAGCAACTTGAATCAATAAATAGCGGTAAAAACAAAAAGAAGACTGAATACCATTCTTCCGGTGGTTCTGTTGGTGGAGTTGGTTATTACGCTGCTGGTGGGCCAGTTATGGCAGCAGCGGGTGTTGCATTTGTTGCTGTTGGTTCTGCAATAAACAGCGTTGCGAAATCATTTTCTATTGCTAGTGAAGCGGTATCCTCTTTTGCTGGTGCAGTTCAAAAGGCAAATCCAGCATTGATGGAACAAGTTGGTCTTGCAATGGATGACTTGCAAGCAGTTGTTGGTAGAGCATTGTCACCAGCAATAACTATGCTTATTCCGTTGATAAGGCAATTTGCTGATTATGTAGATTACTCTGCAAAGAAATTTGCACCAGCAATCGAATCAATTATAAAGATAACAAAAGAATTAATGAGTCCGTTACTTGAACTTGGGGCAACAGTAGCAAATGCATTAATGCCTTTCACCAAACTTCTTGTTTTACAATTTGGTGGAATTGTAAAAATTATTATCCCAATAATTGATTTACTTTCTTCGTTGTTTGAAACAGTAACATTGTTGATGGGTTCTCTTGGAGATTCGGAATTCTTGTTTGGTGTGTTTAACAATTCAATTGAAATACTTTCTAGGGCTGTTTCTATTGTTGCTGGAACAATTCAATTAATTATAGGTGCATTTGTTGTTGGTGTTGCAAAAATGATCGAAGTGCTTGGCACTTTGATTAACACCATTTCTTTTGGATTTGCTGGAGAATCAATAGAAGGTTTTGGAGAGAAGGCTGGCAAAGTTGGTGAAAAACTTTACAACAAATCATTAGATAACTTTAAAGCAGTTGGCGAAGGTAAACCAAAAAGATTTAAGGCTGGAGAAATGTCAGGTGACAAAGGTCTTCAAAAAGATTCTTCATTTGGTGCAGCAGTAAGGCAAGCAAGTTCAATGTCTATTGTTGGAATTGGTGACGAAATGAGAAAGAACGCTTTAATGGCTGGACTAGGACAAAAAAGCCAAGAAGAGTCTTTGAATCAAATAGAAAAAAATACTGGAGAACTGGTTGATCTTTTTAAAGATTTAAAAATGCCACAAAACACAGGTGCTGGAAGAATTGTTGGCCCAAATCCACACGCACCCGCAGTTGTAAATGAAAATATGGGTGCATTGCCTGGAACTGCTGGAACAAGATTTGGTGCTATTACCCCAATAAATTAATGGAGAAATGTAATGCCTTTAGTTCCTGATAATAATCAAGATTGGTGGAATTTAGGAAGAATATCTGAAAAAGTATCAGGTATATCTCCAGGAGTGTCTTCAATTGCTGTTGATGGCGAAAGTCGATCAACATTAGTTTATATAGTCGATGGGCCTTCAAATAATACTGATTTTCAAAATCCATTAGATGTTTTTTGTCAAAGACTTCTTGGATCAACAGAAATCAATGAGGCAAATGGTTCTTTAATAAGAAAACCTCCGATGACTCACCCTCAATATAGATGGCTTTATGCTGATAGGTTATCTAGTATAAAAGGTATTGGCCCAAAAAGAATAAATCCAGACGATAATACATCAGGACTATTTGGATTTAATACTTCTGCAACATCCTCTTGGCAATATGTTCCACCATATTATTCCGTGTATGAAAAATACGAAGTAGTAGTAGAGTTTTCTTCAAGACCATATGTTGCTATAGATGACAACACAATGGATATTCTTGAAACAGTATCTCCAGGTCTTTATAAAATAACTTCTCCAGACAATATTTATTATAAAGATAATGCAGCATTAGTTACAATAACTGGTACTCCATATCGTGAATACAGAAGGTTTGTTTCTTATACTACAGAAACATCAGCAGAATATTTAACATTCAAAGCTGGTGCTTATATGTTTGATTCTGATGTTCCAGAAATAGCAAATGTTCCTGTTGCTGGATTTTTTGGAAAAATATTGATACCCAAAGTTACTGTTAAATTAACTTGGCATATGGTTCCATATTATTTTATAGATCCAAAATCAACACAAGGAACAAATATTTTTCAAGGTCTTGGAAGGGTAAATCAAAGACAATTTTTTGGTTTTAACCCTGGAGAATTGCTTTTTACCGGATTTACAAATGTTCCAAAACCTAAAGCACAATTTACAACTTATGATTACAGTAATGAATCTGTGTTTCAAGGTGGTGTTCCAAACATCAATCAAATAATGAATGTTGATGTTACATTTAATTTTCTTTATATACCTGTTTTTTCTTACAATGCTGCTGGTGATCGATATCCTAGTTCTCCATCTGGAATTATAAATCCAGACAATTTAAGTTATATTAATGCTGGTCATAACCTTGGCCCCGCAAACTTCAATAAAAAATATTACCCTGTGATTTCAAAAGATGTTGACCCAGCACCACCAGCACCACCCATAGCAGCAGAATTTAGGAAAGCACCTGTTTATGCTAGTTATCCTTTTGAGTTGATGTTTAACGCAAAACCGTATATAATGTCAAAGAATCCGTAGAATAAGGAGTATCCTATGTTAGCGGGAACATACAACATAATCTGCGAGCAAGGTGCGACTTTTCAGCGAAATTTATCCGTTGTTAACGCTGATAATACCGAACCCGATTACAATTCTTCAACTGCAAGAATGCAAGTTCGCCCAACCGTTGTTTCTGAGACAATTATTATTGAGTTAACTACAGAAAACAGCAGAATAACTCTTTTAGATAATACTATTACGCTTGATATTACCGCAGATGACACAGAATTGTTGCCAACTGGTGCTTACAAATATGACCTTGAAATTCAGACTAATGCTGATGTAATCAGACTCGTTCAAGGCAGCTTTACGGTTTCTCCCGAAGTCACTAGACCAGTACCGTAAGGAGAGTCATGCCAACAGACATTTTCGCCAGAGTAACCGTATTAGAAGACCCTGTTGGAGTGCTTATATCTGCTCCACAGGTTATTCCTACACTATCTGACCCTGCTTCTACTGTCACAATACTAGGCGATAGTAGTGTCACAATCCTTAGATATGTTAGTTTCACTCCATCATCTTTATCGATAAGCCTTACTGCTCAAGCCAATGTGTTTACGGTAACAGGAAGTCCGATCACGACCAATGGAACATTTGATCTAAACTTTATTAATACTGGTGCTAATACATTTCTTGCAGGGCCAGTAAGTGGGTCAGGATTGCCTTCGTTTAGGGTTATTAACAAAGCTGATATTCCTGACATCTCTTCTACATATTTAACTGCTGTATCGCACAACAACACGCTTACCGGAAATGGAACTGCTGCTTCACCGCTCCAAGTGGTCACAGGTGGGGCGGTTGGTTCTGTGAATTCAGTTGCAATGACCTCAACTGATTTTACCATTTCCGGTTCTCCTATAACTTCGTCTGGAACACTCATTGCAAATCTTACTGCAACAGGTGTGCCATCAGGAACCTATGGAAGCTCAACCCAAGTTCCAATTCTTACAGTTAATGCAAAAGGACAGGTTACAAACGCTTCTACCGTTTCAATTTCTATTCCAACTCAAGGGTTAACATCCGTTGGAATTCTTTCATCTAGTTTAACAGTTACTAATTCTCCAAGAACAACAAATGGCAACATAACTTTAGAGACTGCTCCAACCGGAGTAACAACAGGTGTATATGGATCTAATTCATCCATTCCACAAATCACCATTGGTGTTGATGGTAGAATAACATCAGCAGTAAATTTAGCAGTTGGAACTCCAGGGAGTGGAATTGGTACAGTTACATCTGTTGGATTAACATCTTCAACATTATCAGTAACAGCGACACCAATTACTAGCAACGGATTTCTAGCGGTTGATTTAACTTCATCTGGTGTAATTGCTGGAACATATGGAAATTCTTTTAATATCCCTATTGTTACTGTTAATCCATTTGGGGTTATAACTAGTGTAACTACATCTGAAATTAGCCCGCTTCCAGCGGGTGGATTAACTAGTCAAGTATTAACTTACAATAATGAAGATGAACAAGCTTGGGTATACTCTGATGGGGGTACATGGTAATGGCTTCAAATGTATATGTAAATAATGGGGGCATCGGTGGTCTGTCCATATTTGACAGAAATATCTCAACTGGTGCATTAAGTGGAACTTCAACGATTTCGACTGGCATACAACCTATTGGAGTTGCAATATCACCTGATGGATTAAATGTTTATGTAACAAATTATTTAAGTGCTACTGTATCCATATTTGACAGAAATATCTCAACTGGAGCATTAAGTGGCACTAGCACTATAGCGACTGGAACTGGCCCTTACGGAATTTGCATTTCCGCAGATGGAACATCTGTTTATGTAGCAAATAGTTCTAGTGCTACTGTATCCATATTTGACAGAAATATCTCAACTGGAGCATTGTCTGGTACTAGCACGATTGCTGCTGGAACTGGCCCTTGTGGTATTTGCATTTCTGCGGATGGAACATCTGTTTATACTGCAAATAGGGGATCTAATACTTGCTCGGTTTTCACAAGAAACATTAGTACTGGTGCATTGACCTCTGGTGGAACAATTGCTACAGAAAATGTTCCAAATGATATTTGTATTTCTGCGGATGGAAACTCTGTTTATGCAGTTAATAACGAATCTAGCACTTGCTCTATTTTTACAAGAAATACTAGCACAGGAGCATTAAGTGGCACTAGCACTATAGCGACTGGAACTGGCCCTTACGGAATTTGCATTTCCGCAGATGGAACATCTGTTTATGTAGCAAATAGTTCTAGTGCTACTGTATCCATATTTGACAGAAATATCTCAACTGGTGCGTTGAGTGGAACATCAACAATTGCTGTCGTATCTGTTCCGTATGGCATTGCAGTTTTTCCTACTTTTATTCTGCCTAATCAAACTGCATTATTAATTGATGTTCAGCCTTATGGAGTTGTTTCTGGTGATCCATTTACAACGCAACCAATAATCAAAATAGTGGATTCAAATGGAGATGTAGTTCCAACTGCAACAAATGATGTTGAAGTAGCAATAACTGTTGTCAATGGTTCTGGTTCATTAACAGGAACAACAACAGTAACTGCTGTAGATGGATATGCAACTTTTACTGATTTAGTTTTTACTGGTGCTGGATCGTTTTATTTAACATTTACTTCAACAGGTTTAACTGAAGTAGATTCAGATGAAATTGCAACTTTAACACCTATAGCATTGGCTATTTATCAACAACCATTTAGTGGTTTATCAGGTAATTTATTAACTACCCAACCAATAATTTCAATTGTAAATTGGCTTGACGATTTAGTTTCAGATGCAACAGATGTTGTTGATGTTTCTTTAGTAGATGTAACTGGTTCATCAGTTTTAACAGGAACATTAAATGCAACTGCTTCTGGTGGATATGCATCTTTTTCTGATTTGATTGCTACTGGCTACGGATCATTTTATTTGACTTTTACTTCTGGAACTTTAACATCTGTAAATTCTGATACATTGTTTTTTACTCCTGATGCTGGTAATCCTAATCCTCCAATTCCAGTTAAACCCAAAAGATCATATATCCCATTATCAGTCCCAACTTCTGGAGATATGGAAACTAACGAATTTGCAATTAATGTTGCAGATAAAAAAGGTTATGTAAGGGATTCAAACGGTATCATTCATTTAGTTTTTGATGGTAATGCTAGTGGTGGTGGAGTTACATCTATTATCGCTGGTACTGGAATAAATATAGATAATTCAACGGGTAATGTTACAATTAGTGCCGTTGCATCTGCACCATCATTGGAACAATTAACTGATGTGCAGATAACCAGCAAAACAGATGGGCAACTGTTAAGATACTTTGCCCCAACGCAAAAATGGGTTAATTCAAATGTTGTGGATGGTGGTAACTTTTAAGGAGTTTTTTCATGGCTAATACGATTCGTATCAAGCGTAGGTTAAGTTCTTCCGTTGGTTCGCCAAATACATTAGCAAGTGCAGAACTTGCTTTTAACGAAACATCAACTGGCCGTGTTTTATATTATGGACTAGGTGATGATGGATTTGGAGTTGCAACCAGCGTAATTGCAATAGCTGGGCCGGATTTTTATTCGGATCTTACTGGCCCAATTACTGCAACAGCAGGAGTTACTAGCATTGCTGCTCAGACTGGTACTGGAGATGTATTTGTTGTTCAAGATTCACCAGAATTAACCACCCCTGATATTGGTGATGCGACTGGAACTTCTCTTATATTATCGGGAGATTTGACCGTCAATGGAACAGTTACAACGATTAACTCCACACAAATTGATGTGGCTGACAAAAACATAACTCTTGGTAATGTCGCAACTCCAACTGATACAACTGCTGATGGTGGTGGTATTTCCTTGCTCGGAACTACAACCAAGACTTTTAGTTGGATCAATGCTACCGACTCGTGGACATCTTCTGAACATATGGATTTGGCTTCTGGTAAAAGCTACTACATCAACGGCACTGTGGTGCTAAGTGCAACGGCACTAGGCTCTGGCATCATCATCGATGGGGGTACATTTTAATGGCTAATACCATTAAACCAAAGCGATCTTATACAGCTTCAAATACTCCTACTTTATCTAGCGGTGAAGTAGGAGTAAATGCAGCAGATGGCAAGATATGGATTGGAAATGCAGCAGGGAATGCAAGCGTTTTGGTTTCATCTTTAGCATTTTCTGATCATACCGGAACAGTATCTAATTCTCAGTTAAGTGCAACCGCTGTTACTGCTGCATCTTACACTAATGCAAATATTACTGTTAATGCTGAAGGAAGAATAACTGCTGCAAGTAATGGTAGTGGTGGTGGTTCTGGAACTGTTACATCTGTTGATATGTCTGTTCCTACTGGTTTGCTGGTAAGTGGAAATCCTGTTACAACAACTGGAACATTAGCAGTAACCTTTAATACTGGTTATTCAATCCCAACAACCGCTTCCCAAGGGAACTGGGATACCGCTTATTCAAATTACTTGCAATGGAATGGTGGTTCAACAGGATTAACAGCTTCAACAGGAAGAACAAGTTTAGGAGCAACCACTGTAGGCGGTAACCTGTTTACCCTCACAAATCCAACTGCGGTTACATTCCCGAGATTTAACTTAGATAACACAGTTACTGCATTAAACGCTGCTGATTTTAGAACTGCTATTGGTGCTGGAACTTCATCAACAACAGGTACAGTTACTTCAGTAGCAATTACAGTTCCAACAGGGTTATCTGTAACAGGAACCCCAATAACAGCATCAGGAACTTTAGCAGTAACTTTGACTGCTGGTTATTCAATTCCAACTACAACTTCCCAAACAAATTGGGATACCGCTTATACAAACAGAATCACCAGTTTAACTACAACTGGCTCAAGTGGATCTGCCACTTTAGTCACAAATACTCTTAACATTCCAGCGTACACTTTAAGCGGGCTAGGTGGGCAAGCTTCGTCTACTAATTTAACTTCTTTATCTGGGTTAACTTATGCCTCTGCTTCGTTTGTCAAGATGACAGCAGCGGGAACATTTTCCTTAGATACGACTGCTTACGGAACTGGATCTGTTACATCTATTGCAACCACTTCACCAATTACAGGTGGAACAATAACTGGAACAGGTACAATTGGGATTAATGCAGCTAGTGCAAATACTGCTTCTTATGTAGTTCAAAGAGATGCTTCTGGCAACTTTTCCGCTGGTACAATTACAGCTTCATTAACTGGAAGTGCTACTGGACTTGCAGCTTCAGCAGCATTAACAACCCCAACGATTACCGGACTAAATGAAAAGCAAACCGCACCAGCAATCTCGGCAGGGGTGTTAGCCTTGAATTGTGCCTTGGGGAATGTGTTTCATGTCTCGCTGAATGCAGCTATCACCAGCATTACCTTCAGCAATATTCCGACCACAGGAACCGCATATGGTTTGACCCTTGCATTCACCGCAGATGGAACGGCTCGAGCAGTAACATGGCCAGCAGCGGTAAAGTGGCCAGCAGGTACTGCTCCAACTCTGACATCTACGAGTGCAAAAATAGACATCTTTGTTTTGACCACATGGGATGGCGGTACAACTTGGTATGCCATGATTGGAGGCCAGAATTTCTAATGCCAATCTCTAGAAAAATCATGGGTGTTTCAAGGGGGCCAGTAGTTTATGTTCCTACATTAAGCGGTACAACTACCATTGCCACCGGCACCAACCCTAGAGGCATTTGCATTTCTGCGGATGGTAAAAATGTTTATACAGCTAATTACACCAGCGGCACAGTTTCAATTTTCACTCGCAATACCAGCACAGGAGCGTTAAGTGGAACCACTTCAATTGCTGCTGGAATCAACCTCTGGGGTATTTGCATTTCTGCGGATGGTGCGAGCGTCTACGCAACAAATGTAAACAACAACACGGCCAGAATCTTTACTCGCAATACCACAACAGGCGCTTTAAGCGGAACCACTACGATTGCCACAGCGACAGGGCCAAGAGATATTTGCATTTCTGCGGATGGTGCGAGCGTGTATACCCCTAATTGGACTACCAACACAGTCTCAATCTTTACTCGCAATACCAGCACAGGCGCTTTAAGCGGAACCACTTCGATTGCTGCTGGGTCTAGGCCGGGTGGTATTTGCATTTCGGCCGATGGTGCGAGCGTCTACGCATCTAACGGAGGTGCCGGCACAGTTTCAATTTTCACTCGCAATACCAGCACAGGCGCTTTAAGCGGAACCACTACGATTGCTGCTGCTTCTTCACCTGTAGGACTTTGCATTTCTGCGGATGGCAAGAATGTATATGTAGCCAAAGACTCCGCCTGCGCAATTTTCACTCGCAATACCACGACAGGCGCTTTAAGCGGAACCACTACGATACCCCTTGGGTCTGGAGGAACTCAAAGTTGCATTTCTGCGGATGGGCTGAGTGTTTATGCAACAAATCAGACCTCTAACACAGTTTCAATTTTCACTCGCAATACCAGCACAGGCGCTTTAAGCGGAACCACTACGATTGCTGCTGGAACTGCAACTTCCCATATCTGTATTTCCGCAGACGGTGCCAATGTCTACGCATCTAATTACAGTTCTAGCACTGTCTCAATCTTCACTCGGAGCTAACCCATGCAATACGCAAAAATAAACGGTGACACGATCCTAGAGTTTCCATCCTATCCACAGCGAGACCATCCGCAAACCTCTTTCGGTGATGGCTGGCAGGGTGGCGAGATTGAAGGCAGCACCTATGTCCTTGTGGAAATTGAGGACACACCGCAGACCGACTACCTCACGCAAGACACAGAAGTGCAACCACCGCAGAAGGTGAAGGGCAAATGGACAGTGAAAACCAAAGTCAAAGATATCAGCGTAGAGGAAAAAGCGAAACGCAAAGCCGACAAGGATCAGCGTGACGCAGAGCAAGAGGATAACTTTCTAACCAGAGCCGAAATTAAAGCGATCCGAAAATTACTTAAGGCACAGGTGTAAACATGGTGAAATACTATTTCAATTTGTAGCCATAAATGCTAGAATGTTTATTTATTGGAGATGATTCAAATGATGTTTGCAGACTTAAATATCGTAGACATTTTTGAACGATTCGGAGTTACTTTAAGTTGTTTAGTTTTTCTATTATGGGTGGTGTATAAGGGTTTTAGTTGGTTGGGCCAAAATATTATACTTCCCTTGCACCAGAGACATATGTTATTTATAGATAGATTGGAAGGTTCTATTGGCGAGGTAGCCAAGGCTCAAGCGGAAAGCTTGAAGATTTTGACAGAGGTTTTGAATTACACTAGGATTCTAAAAAAGGAAGCAAAACATGATTAAGTTCCCTGAATCTCTGCCTATGGATTCTTTTACCCTTGTGATTGATAAGATCAGGGGTAAACAAGATGTAGGTACAAAAGAATTTGCTCAAGCACTTTGGAACATTGTGGGCTACGCTGCTGATCAAGCTATTTCTGATGAAAAGCCTATCTTTAACGATGGCCAAGAACTTGATATGGAAGACTTTGCAGCTTGTCTCGAACAGGCATTAATAATCGAAAATTCTCCTGACTCTGACGAAAAGCGGAAGCTGCCTTGGGCAAACATTTTGAAGATTGGTCTTAAGATACTGATTTCGCTTTTTTTATTGTAGGGGATCGGTTTGGGGAAAAGTGCGAAACGAGTACATCAAGAAGAATCCTAGATGTATAGCTTGCCTTGAAGACGATCCCAAAAAGCTCCAAGTACACCATCTGATCCCATATTCGCTGTATCCAGAGGGGGAATATGATCAGGAAAACATGGCAACTTTGTGCAAAATTTGTCATCTGCTTTTGGGTCATCTCAAAAACTGGTGTTCATATAACCCAACTTGTTTATCTGACTGTAGGATAATGGCTGAAAAAATAAGGAAGCGACCATGATTAACATTCTTTTTTTAGTGTTTCTTCAAATTCCCACCATAGAACTTCCGTTAAAGGTTTCTGGCCAACCAGGAGCTTTTATAAGCGTTCCAGCAAAGACTGAATCTAAGTTTGTAAAATGGGTTTCAATCGATAAAGGTTTGAATATTTTCCCTGTGGATCTGCTGAAGGACTCCAAGACTCTGGTAGTCACCTCGCAGATCACAGGTGTATATCGATTGTTTGCTTATGTAGGTGACGGATTTGGCCCATCCGATCCAGCGTTTACATCTGTTGTGATTGGCGATGAACCCGCTCCCATCCCGCCCGCACCACCAGTAAATCCTGATAGCGACATCAAAGCAGCAGCAGCAAAAGAAGATAAGGATCAAGTAAAGTGGTTGTCTATGTTTTACGAAGAACTTGCAAAAGAGTGTCAGAAAAACGACTACGAATTTCTTACAGATATTTTCAAGGCAGCAAAGGCAACTATCAATAAACAATTCATGGAAAACGAACTTGCCAAGCTTAGAGATGTAATTGGAAAAAGGCTTAACGAAAGACTTCCCAAGGATGCCTCGTTAAAGCTTGATCAAAAACTCAGGGATCTTCTTACTAACGAATTCAATTTAATTGCAAAGGAATTAAAGCAATGAGCATGGAAAACCAACCTAAGTTTGGCGAAAGAAAAAATAACCCAATAGTTCCACCCACACCACCAGTAGAACCACCAGTAGTAGAACCCGAAATGCCATCTAGCAAATTTGGGTGGCTACCAATTGAATCGCAACCTCAAGAACTTCAAGACAAGTTCAACGCAAAGTTAGTTCCTTTTCAAATCGCTGGCCCTCCATTGGATCTGAAAGAATCACTTTTGTACAAGGTGGTGAATCAAGCTGCTAAATACGAATTCTTTCCTTGGGATCAGAAAACTGGTTCATGCGTAGGTCATGGTGCATTGGCAGTAATGGCAACCCTGCAAGCAGTTGAAATCATTAGCCAAAGACAAGATTTTGAGGAATGGAGGATTCCATTCATTCTTTATAACTATGGTCAATCTCGTAAGCGTGGTGGATTGCATGGAACAGGAGAAGGGTCTTTTGGTAGTTCAATGGCTGAATCTCTCCATGAAGATGGTTGCCCCCCTATTGATGAAAATTGCCCGCAACCCATCAAAGAGCAAGATGGGTCATGGACTTTTGGAGCATCAGCAGAAACCTCTTGGTCAAATGGCGATAAGCCACCTGTTGACCTTTCTAGTTCAGCCCATAAGTTCAAGGTTCAAAGCACTTCAAAACTTAAAAATAGTGATGAAGTTAAACAAGCTTTATCGCATGGATACCCTGTCACTATAGCCTCGTCTTGGTGGGGATTTAGCGATATTAAGATTAAACCATCTGGAACCCCTGCTGTTCAATTAGCCTCAAGGAATCAAAGCTGGGGCCATCAGCAGTCATGTTTAGGGTTTACCACCCATCCAGATTTTGGTTTAATCTTTTTGATTCAAAATTCATGGGGTAATGCTCATGGAACCCCGCCAGGCAATTTCGGTGAACCTAAAGGTTCCTACTGGCTTAAAGCCAAGGACATGGATAGAATCTGTCTTGAGGAAGTGTTTTCTTTCTCAAATTTTGATGGATACCCTGCACGAACTGTTGATTGGTCAATATAATGTGCTTGGGTACTTTTTTCTTTAAGGAGGAAGCGTTATGTTTAGTTTAGTGTTGACGGTGGCTATGGTGATCGATCTCCCTGTTCGCAGGGGTTGTGCTAACGGGCAATGTTCTGCTCCAGTAGCAGTAAAGGTCGATAAGAAAGTTGAAAAAACAATCAAGATTGAATCCGTAAAGACGGATACGAGGGTTTTCCGTGGTGGCAAACTTCGTTTTAGTCTTCGAGGTTCTAGTTGCTGTGGTCGATAGAAAGGAAGTTTTATGAATCCGCAAATGTCTATGCCTCCTAATATGATGGGTGGTCAGCTTGGGATGCCTCCATCGCATCCCTCACTTGATATTTTCGCAAGATTTATCAAGGGAGAAGCTACTAGAGATGAAGCAGTAAATGCTTTTGCAGATTATGTGATGACTGGTATCAGGGGAATCCCTGTTCCAGAACTTAGTCTAGCCAAATCGGTGTTATCCGCTGAATCTAGTAACTTCATGCAGTATCCACAAGTGATTCAATGCATGGCTTTATTGATCAAAAACCCTTGATTAAAAAGCAAATGTGTATGATAATTGCAGGACACAATTAAAACTGTGTCCTGTTTTTTTTTAAGGGAAGCAAAATGAGAATACAACCAGTTCAAGGTAGCGGGATGAACGCTGGATATGATGCATCCACAGGTTCAATCACGATTTCTAATGAAGGCAATAGCCCATTTCTTTATGTTCGGGTAAACAATAAGATTCCCTTTGGCGATGAAGTTGAAGTCACAGGGTACTATCGGTTCTACGATTTCTATGAAGTTATTTGGGATGGAGTTGATTTTGTTGAAGATATTGGTGGTTTAAAAGCGAATTTTGAGTCCAGAGAACATTGTCCTAAAATGTATGCCATGCCATACGATATTGACGAACCAAGTAATCAGGGAAACTTTACTGGCAATATTGGTGTGTCAGGCCAAGGTTTAGTTTACATGGCCCGACTTCGTGGAGTGGATTCGACTGATGGAAGAGATGTTTACGAATTTCTAAGAAGCCTTGATCCATCTTCAAAATGCTTTGTTGAAATCGATGAAACAGGCATCATTAACGGATATTACCCCGCATTGGGTTTTGACACCCTTTCTCAATCTTCCGCAAATATGGGTACATTTTGGGCCAAGGATATTAACGGTGGTGAATTAGTTGCTGGAAGAAAATATGTAGGATACTATGCTGGAACATCATACAACCCATTTCCTAATGATCCAGTCAATACAGACCCAAGGCCAAGGGTAACGCTGTTAAATTCTTTAGTTTCTGGCCCAACAGGTATTACAGTTGTTACGGATACAACTTGCGTGAATGGTGTTTTGTCAAATACCTATGCAACTTTTTACCCTTCTGAAACAGTTCAAATTGCAGAAGATACACGGAAAAGTTTTTTAAGCTTAAATGATACTCCTGATTCATATTCTGGTGTTGCAAATTACTTTGTTGCTGTAAATTCTGGTGCAACAGCTTTAACATTTACCTCGACAAATCCCGCTTCGGTTATTGTTCCTTCATTGTCATTTATTAATCTTAAAGATTGCCCTAATTCTTATTCTGGTTCTACTGGCAAAATAGTTACAGCAACAGGAAGTGGTTTAACATTCACAACCGTTGCGTTTACAACACCAAGTGATTCCTCAGTTATTCCAAAACAGAACGCATTGAATTCGACTACAGAATTTAAACTTGTTAATGATGCTCTGACTCCAGGTGCAAATAAATATTACGGAACTAATGGATCAGGTGTTAAAGGTTGGTACGATTTACCATAAGGGAAACAATGGCATATAAACCAACAAACAATATTCAAGAAAATGTAATTCATAGAAACACAATCTTTGATTCTCAGGGAATGGTTTCATGTTGCACTTGTGGAAATTGCATTGAAAAAACTGAAGATGCAAGCTTAACATTAACTAATTTTAAAGCAGCAGATCCTTTAGTGAACGAGAATTCTATTGGGTCAACAATAATAGAGTTTTCTGATTACATGATACCTGTTGGGTCTTTTGAGTATTCTCTAACACCTTATAAATACCCTGTGTCCGTTTCTTCTTTGCAAGACGAATCCCTTATTAGCGATAACAAGTTTGCAACAGGACTGGCCTATTATCCCTTCCTTAGATGCGATGGAGTTCAAACAACACCTATAATTTCTACTTATGGTTCATCTCTAAACCCTGTTAAAAATAATATTCAGTACGGTTCTTCTTTTTCTTATGTAAGTTATTATTATTATTATTTTGGTACTCCGTATGGGAACTCATTAGTAGCACCTAATCCAGAATTATCTGACAATACTGCATCAATGTATTTTGTAAATATAGGCTCAAATATTTACTCTCAATATAGTGATAGCGTTGCTTACGATCCAATTGAGTTTGGAAGTTTTGCGTATTCATATCCATCATCTGGATATAGTTATAGCAATACAGAAATAACTCTTTCGTATTTTAATCCAAGTATATGCAGTTATTTTTCTAATCCTCCTGATACGGTTTCTGCAAATTCTTGTCCTAATCAATCTGATTTTTATAAATGGGGAAGAGATCCTGTTTATTACTATTCCTTTTATGCAACTAATAGTTATTTGATGAAAGCCACATTAACTTACGCATTAGAACACGGCTTTTATTTAAACTACAACTATTATAATTATTACAATTATTTTATGTTTCCAAGGGTGGTAAATTTGGATTTTGCTAGTGAATTAAGTTATAATTTAATAAATGTTTTAGAATCAGGCCCAACTTCAAGTTTTGTTGCCCAGTCAAATATTTTCCAGTATAACACTTACAATGGTGGTTTTTTTAATTATGGAGATGGGGAGCATTTTCTTCCATTGTCAGACTTTCAGACTGGTGGAAATGGAGGAAGTTCTTATGTGTATAACGAAGAAACAGGTCTGAATGAATCTAGGACAACATGGTTAGAGCCAAATCCTAATGATGCTTTTGTTCCATCATGTACTGAACAACAGTTGCTTGACAATGTAAATCAAATTATTTTTCTTCCTAATTTAGATGCCCAAAGCTATTTAGTTCCAAAATCAATTCCTCTTGCAGTAGCAGATATAGGTTCTGCTCAAGAGTATTTTGATTACATAGATTCACATGACTACAGTCAAAAAGGGTTTAAATCTGATGCAGGGTGTGCTAATGGAATTGTAAAGGTTATGGAACCAGTCTTTTTTGCAGATTTTGATGATTATAGTTTTTCTTTCATTCATCCTAACTACACAATGGAACAAAAAAGTTTTTACATGACAGACAAATTTCTTGTTCCAGATAGAACTTCTTGGTCTGATTGTCAAATAACATATAGTAGAGCAACAACAAGTGATCCCTGGATACCAAGTTATCCTTCAGAACCACTAGCAAAAACTGTTGAATTTCAAACAATTAATTCGCTATCAAATGTTTATAAAAAAGGGTATGTTCTTGACAGGTTTCAAATTGGCGATAATGGTTCTTTTTTGTCAACATTATCTATTGTAAAAGAATCTCCTTTTTATTCAGTTGGACTTGAATCAAGTTACAGAGTAACAAGATCACCTCGATTTCTTTATAGTGGTGTTGGGGTGCCCTCCACTTGTGCATATTACGATGTTGGAATTTCAGATAGTGTTAGTCGATACTATATGTATTGGTGGAATCTTTATTCTAATGCTAATAATTATTCATCTCCATTGCTTTATAAAGGCGAATTTATACCAGATGCTATACCGCTTCAATTTTTTGAATATGAAAGTCAAGATGTAATTAATAGCTATACCAATGGTTATTTTAGCGGACATAGTTCTATATTACCATTTGTATATTATGAAGATGCTTGCCAAGGATTTATGAACAAAAGCTATGTTGGAGCTTTGTATCAGTATGTAGCACAAAAAACAGAAAGAACAAGAACAACATCAAGAACTGATTCTAGCGGTTGGACAACCATGCTGATTGAGAATGTCCTTTGGATTGGAAAAACATTATTAACGGAAACATATTATAACGAAAACTCGCCTTATATTTTAAATGGTGGTGTTACAAAAATAACTCCTATTTATACAAATCAAAATTATTATTACACTCCAACAGTTGTTAGCATATCTGCTCCAACTGGGCCTAATCCTATTCAAGCTACAGCTATTCCGATAATGACTGGACAAGTTCTTACCGGAGTAACAATAACAAATCCTGGTTCTGGATATATAACAATTCCAACTGCTACAGTTGCCGGTATATACAATATAAATTTTGTTGTTGAAATTGAAGACAACAGGAATTTTTTGGCTAATGGTCAAAGGATTCCAGCTAGTTATGATGCAACTCTTAAAGGTGGTTTTGAATCTGATATTGAAGTTGGATTTCAAAGTGTAGCAATATGCAAAAATCAAAATATAGTAGACAGGATGAAAAGGGTTTCTCAGGTAAAAGTTACTTTTGAAAACTACGAAAAGATACCTCAAGTAAACACTTTGATATATGACTATCAGCAGTCATTTATTGATGCAACACCCGAAACACCAGATGGATATTTCAACTACAATAGTTACTCGTATATGTCAGATGCATTAGCTAATATAGCTTTCGCTCCACCAAGTATTAATGAAGATGAACCAATATTTTTAAGGGTTAAAACTGGAGCTTACGAAATACTCAAGCAGTTTGATGAAATAGATCCTCCTGTTTCAAAAAGTTTAACCTTTTCCCCTGGAAGGGTTTACCCTGATTTTGGTGTTCCTGACAGATTTAAAAGTTGTTTACTAATCAATGGTGATGCTGATGTTTGGGCAACAGGAAACGAAGTTAAATTTGGGTCAAGTGCAACTGTTTATTATTCTATATACATGGAAGAAATTAAAGATGAAAAGCAGACTGCTGGCCAATCATTAATCAGGATTGCAACAACTTTGCAAGATGCAAATGATGGGGTTTACATACCTAATGTTGGTCTTGCGTACCCTTATAGTGGAAAATCGCTTACTGTCACTTTTCTTTATGGATGGGAAGATTCAGCAAGAACAAATGCACCTCAGTATGAAGAAGAATTTGATCCAAATGGATTAGATTTCTCCAACTTTAATGTAGACAAGATTGGTGCTTCTGCTAGTGAAGTTGGGGAATTTACCGTAAACACCAGCGGGTTAATAGATATATATGGAAGCAGCAACTTTCCTGTGCCATCTTTTTATTGGCAGGGAATTTATTATTCTAGTTATGATCGACTTGAAGTTATTTCATTATCACCTCTAATAATAAAATATGTTGGAACAAGGTTTTTATCTCAAAGTTCTAAAACTTATACGATATCTGATTTGATTACACCGGATAATATTACTGTTCCAGATTTTTCTGCTTCAAGAAAATATGGTTTTATGTGCGACATGATTGTAGAAGAAGTGGTTGATGAATTTATTGAAGAAGCACTACCAGTAGAGTTCAACCAGATCCTTGAAAATGTTGAATATATTCAAACATCAAATTTGATAAATTCAAGAACACCAATGCAAATGATTAACCCCGAACAATGCGAACACATTGGAAAAGTAATAGACAGGAAAAATTGCAACTGTCCTAAAAAGTGGATTCGGTTATGTGATGTTCATGGAAAAACGGATTGGAAAAATTGTATGCAATGCAAAGATTTTAAAGTGTCCGAATGAAACTTCCCGCCCTGTCGCAATTCTACTTCGGGCGGGATTAGTCTCAGGAAATTGCTAAAACAAGCCCTAGAATCATTCGGACTATGTCAATATATCAAGCTTGTTTCTTTTCTTCAAGCTGTCCAGTAGAAATATTCATTGACCCTGGGCGAAGCGATTTCATCAGCCCATCCGTAGGTGAACCCATGATGGTTTGAATTTCATGTCTAGCATCCGAAGCAACATCAAGGTCTTTTTGCCATTCGGTAAACTTAACAAATAGTTCTACAGCTTTCATGTTGCCACCCCTGATTTTTCTAATCAGGCAGTTTTTTACAACGGCCATGTCTTCTTCCGTAATGGATTTGACATAGAATCGTTTCATCTCTTGAATATGGCGATAGTATGGATTTAGGTACATTTTATAATCTCCATTTGTTTCTTTTTGCCATTATTGCTGAAGCCCTGCCTCTAACTCTTATGTTTTTTGGTATCATGTCATATCTAGTTCCTCTTACTTTTCTTTTTTCTACTGTAGCTATTCCAAGT